TAAAGCCAAGAAAGCGGAGAAGAAAGATGTCAAGTAAAATTTATCATTGGACTAGCACTTTTAAATCACTAGGCGAAAACGAAGATGGTGGTGTAGATATTAAAGGATCTGCTAGTACTAATGCTCTCGATAGAGCAGGCGACATAATCGAAGCCGATGCTTGGACAAAAGGTGGATTGGAAAACTATAAAGGTAATCCAATTATTTTGTTTAATCATAACTATGACAAACCGATTGGTCGTGCAAAAGATTTAAAAGTTACAGACAACGGCTTAGAAATATCTGCAAAGATTTCTAAAGCTGCTGGTGATGTAACGCAATTAATTAAAGACGGTGTCCTTGGAGCTTTTTCTGTTGGTTTCAAAGTCAAGGACGCTGATTATATGACTGAAACTGACGGATATAAAATAAAGGACGCAGAGCTTTTTGAAGTTTCTGTAGTATCAATACCTTGCAACCAAGGGGCAACTTTTGGGTTAAGCAAATCATTTGATTCTATGGAAGAGTACAATAAGTACAAGCATACTTTTTATACGGCTAACTTAAACGATTCAGCAGATGCTGTTGAAATTGAGCAGCCAAGTACGGCGAAAGCCACAACGGAGACAAATATGTCAAAAGAAAAACAATCTCCTGAGAGCAACCCAGAGTTTAATCTTGAGTCATTTGCTGCAGAAGCTGCTGAAAAAGCAGTTGCTCAGTATGCAATGAAACAAGCCGAACTTAAAGCTGCTGAACAGAAGGCTGCAGAAGAATTAGCTGAAAAAGCTACTGAAGAAGCTGAAGTTCAAAAAGCCTCCGAGGAAGCAAAACAGGAAGAGCAAAAAACTGTAATCCAAGCTGGATTAACAGGTGCTGAAAAATTAATGTCTGACGTTGAGAAACGTGTGAACGATAACTACACTAACTTAGAAGGTGTTGTTAAATCACTAGAAGCTCAACTAGCAGAGAAGTCTGAAGAAATCATGAATATTCGTGAGTCAAAAAGACATTTCTCTGACAGACAAGGAAACAACGGCGATTGGAAGAAATCCTTCGAGTCAGACATTGCAGATGCTAAATTTGCTGGTCTAGCGACTGGAAAAGGATGGGACACTCCAATGGCAAAATCTTTGATGGAAAAAGTAAATCAACATTCAGGTGTTGAAGTTTCATCAGCTGATTTCGAACAAGTTGTTTCAACAAATATCGAAAGAGATATCGAAAACGAATTAGTCCTAGCTCCTCTATTTAGAGAAATTGCTATGACTTCTGCGAATATGATTATCCCAATCTTACCAGATGCAGGTTATGCAGAATTTACTTCTAACCAAGCCGCAACTGGATCATCTCCTTATGGTAACTTAGAAACCAGAGGCGACACATACGGAGCACCTTATACTGGTGTTACTATGACTGAAAGAACTCTTTCAACTAAGAAACTTATTTCTCAGTCTTACTTAGGTAATGAAACTGAAGAAGATGCTATCATGCCAATTCTACCTTTAATTAGAGAGTCTATGGTAAGATCTCACGCTAGAGGTATCGAAAACGCTATCCTAGCTGGTGATGATGCTGATGGTGTATACGGAACAAGTGGAGCGGCTTTTGAAGGGCTTCTACACTTAGCAAGAAATGACAGTGATTTCACACAGTCAACTACTGCTTTTGCTTCTGATACAGTTACAGCTGCAGAACTTCTTTCAATGAGAAAAAATATGGGTAAATATGGTGTTAACCCAGCAGACGTAGTTTATATTGTGTCACAAAGAACATACTTTGAACTACTAGAAGATGCTGAATTCCAAGATGCTAATTTAGTAGGCGACATGGCTACTAAACTAAGTGGTGAAATCGGACAAGTATTCGGATCAAGAGTACTATTATGTGATGAGTTCGCTACTCCAGCAGTATCTAAATTCGCAGCTATCGCTGTTAACCCTAGAAACTACGTATTACCAAGACTTAGAGGTGTAACCGTTGAGTCTGACTACGAAGTTGCTGCTCAACGCAGAGTGCTTGTCGCTTCACAAAGAATTGGCTTCACCGATCTAATCGATGGTGTTACTTCTAAATGGGGACACATGTACAAAGCTAGCTAATATCGGCTTAGACAGGATTCGTGGGGCGGCCTTAATCGCCCCACACTTTTAATTATGGCAAATTTAGTAACATTACAACAGTATAAGGACTTCGCAGGAATCACTGGAGAAAGTGAAAATGCGAAAATTAATGTTATAGTGCCTGCCATAAGTCAAGCAGTAAAAACTTACTGTGGCACGTCATTTGTTGATTATTACTCAACAGATAAAACAGAGTATTTTGATATTCTTGATGATTATACAAATGCTATTTTAGTGGATGAAAGCCCACTTGTCAGCGTCTCTCTGGTAGCAGAAAGAACAGGACAAGATGACTCATATACAACTCTAATAACTGGTAACTCAGATTCTAGTGGTAAGTACGAATACGTAGTAGACACTGAACTAGATACTATTTATAGAACTACTGCAACTGCAGATAAAGCTTTTCCAAAAGGAAGAGCAGCAGTAAAAGTAGTGTATAGGTCAGGTTATGCTTCGACACCCGAAGATTTAAAACTGGCATGTTTTGATTTAGTAAAATATTATTTGAAAGACGAAAGAAAAGATAGACTCGCAATTGCTGGAGCTTCGATACAGAACTCTGTATCTACAAGTCTGAGAGAAAATATAGGATTCCCAGACCATATTAAAAGGATACTAGATTTCTATAAAGTACATAAGTAATGGCAATAGCTAATTTAAAAGAAGAATTACAGGAACTAACTCAAATATTCTTTTTTAAGAAAACAAAAGCTGGAGGTGGTACAGGATCAGGTTCTGAAGATGAATTCCGAGACTTGATGAATGAAGAAACTCAGTTATTTACTATAAAATCAAAAGATCTTCAAGAGGAAATAAAGCTAAGAGCTCCTAATGCGGACAGTTCGAAAGTAAAACAATTCGCAGATAAAATAGCAACCAAAGGAATGGAGTACTTTAGCGCTAAACCCACTTCAAAAAATGTAATATTTGAAGTAAAAAAAGTTAGTGGGGGAATAGAAGTTCTAGCAAGAGTTAAAGATCCAAAATTTAGAGGTTCAACAGGAAAGAAAACCAATTTATTTGAAGCGCTTAGAAAATTTAAAAAAGATGTTGTAAATCCAGTAGCAGAACAATTTCCTGAGATATTTGGGAAAAAAGAAGAAGGAAATGTTTTTACTAAAACAGCAACTACTAAGAAAGGAAAGAACACATACTGGAATATTTTAGATATTGGACATGAAGATGCGGTAGCAGCAGGAAAAGCAGCAAGTGTAAGAGGCACTTTAGGAGCTGCAGATGATGAAATCGGCGATATAAAGACAGAACTTTTACAAGAATTTGAACAAGTAGTTGAAAGTCCTAATAACTTAGAGTTAGTGCATTTTCAAGATATTATAGACTCTGGAGGAAAATTACACTTATCTGATAATTTTGTTGTTAGATCAAGTTTAGAAGATTCTGTTAAAAACCAAGTTGAAAAAGGTGGTAAACAAGAGGCAAAGATTGGTAGTGATCTTAGTGCTTTTTTAAAGTCAGCAACAAAAAGACTAGAAAAAGAATATAACGATCCTAAAACAGCAGCTTCAAGAAAAAGATCTTCTAGCATAGAAGAACTTGGATATCAAATGATTATTAATAATCAAGTTATGCGAGGAATGTATAAAAAACGCATTGCTAGAAATTTATCCAAACATACTCAACGTCCTAAATCTAAACGTAAAGTAAAAGTTAGCGCAAAAGAAAAACTACAACGGAAAAAAAGAACATTTAAAGGAATTGTACTAACCAGTGAAATCCCTTTACCTAATAGAACAAAAACTAGAGATGGTGGAGATAACGAGCTTTTAAAAAAAGCAATAGAAACAAGAGCTTTTGTACAAACAAGACTAACAAAAGAAATACAAAGAAATATGGGCAGACCTGCTTTAGAGAATCAAACAGGAAGGTTCGCTCAATCAGCAAATCTTATAAATGTAGTGCCTCAAGGAGATGGACTACATATGGATTATACATATGATCCAAGATATAAAGTATTTGAAGATGGTGCAAGGTATCCTAAAAACTATGATCCAAGGCCTTTAATAGAAAGAAGTATAAGAGAATTAGCGGCACAAAAGCTAGAAACAAAATTTACTCTTAGGAGAATATAATGGTAAGTAGAACAAAACGAAAAAAAGTTATAGATGCCATTGTGGATAAGTTAAAGGGAATAGATGGAAATCACCCATACAATTCAAACGTTTTTGACAATGTAACAGGACGTTTAAAATTTTTAGATGAGATAGAACAATATCCAAGTCTCTGCGTAGTAGCAGGAGATGAATTTAGGGAATATTTACCCGATCAATTCAAATGGAGATTGTTAGATATAACAATAAGAGCATACGTTAATGATAACAACGATGTTCAAGAAACTCTAGCATTATTACTCGAAGATATCGAGAGAGTCATAGATGATAATGATAGTTTAGTGTACGATGATACGGTCAGTCCAAGTCTAAGTACTACTTCTTTAACAATAGGAAGTATAAGTACTGATGAAGGAGTAATTGCCCCTTTAGGAATTGGAGAAATGACACTCAGAGTACGTTATTAGGAAACAGGTAAGGCACATAAAAATGTCGCCGCACCCCTTTCCATTATAAAACGGAGAAAGCAAAATGGCTTTAAATTTATCGAGAAATACCAAGGTATTTGTCAGCTCTGTGAATGGAGTGCACACCGCAGGTGGTTGCGCAGTAGCTTTAGATGGTTTTACAGGCGGTAGCGGACACGCTGTTGGTGATATCCTTACATGTGATACAACATCAGCAAGTGGTGATCAGCTAAAAGTTATTGTAAAAGCAGTTAATTCTGGAGCAGTTACTGAAGTATATCTACCAAATAACTTCCGTGGACATGGATTTGCTGATAACGAAACAGCAACTCAATCCGCAACAACAGGAAGTGGTACTGGTTTTGTAGCAACTATTGCAGGTGTTACAAGCACAACAACAACAGACAACTCAAGAGCAGGTTTAGGACTGTTTAAAGGTAATGGCGCAGATGCTAATACTTTTAGAATTGGTGTACTAGACGGATATAGTTTTTCACAAGGAAGTGAATCTACTGATGTTCAGATCAACGAGGCAGGTGCTACACCGAATCGTGGATCAAAACGATTCAATGATTCTTTACCACCAGCAGAGTGGTCTTTTGGAACTTATGTAAGACCTTTCAAACATGGTACTAACAGTTGGAGAACAAGCGGAGATCATGATATGGTTGAAAATATCTTATGGGCCTCTATGGCAGGTAAAGATATCGCAGAAGGAGCTTTAACAGGTACTTCAGCATCAGCTATTACAATTGATGGAACAGACGCAGATGTCAGTTTTGTAAGATCAGAACATCATGAATTATTAAAACTTAATATATTCTTTGTTCTTGAAAATACAACTTACAGATTGAATGAAGCTCAGGTAAACCAATGTGAAATTGACTTTTCTATTGATGGAATTGCTCAAATTACATGGTCTGGTAATGCTACAACTATTGACCAAGTATCAACAGTATTAGAAGATCCTTCTAAGTATGCTACTTTCAATACTAGCGGTGTATTAGATGCTGCTGGCGGAAGTACTACTACTTATGTAGAAGCTTACAACTATGCTGACTGTGTAGCACCAGATGACGCTGACTATTTAAGAAACAAATTGTCAACATTAACTCTGTCTTGTGCAGCACAAGGTGGTGGAGCAGCTTCTAATGGATTAGATGCAACAACATATGATATCAATATTACTGGTGGTTCAATTACTATCGCTAATAATGTTACTTATGTAACTCCAGAAACTTTAGGTCTTGTAGACAAACCAATCGGTTCTTTTACAGGTGCTAGACAAGTTACTGGTAACTTAACATGTTATTTGGATACAAAAACAGACGGTTCAAACCAATTACTTACTGACTTAGCAGGAGCAACTGACCTTGTAAGTAACTCATTTGATATGAGTTTATTTATGGGCGGAGCTTCAAGTGCTACACCAGTAGTAGAGTTTGATATACCAAAAGCGCATTTAACAGTGCCAACAATTGAAACTGCGGATTTGATTTCTACAACTGTAGAGTTCTCAGCTCATGGAACAGACCTATTAACAGGTGATGAAATGACTGTGAAATATAAGGGTTCAACAACTCACTCAGATTCACAATACGCAACTAACCATAGTTTAGGCGTATAACAATGACAGCGTACAACTTTCTTAAAGAAAGTAATGTACACCTCGTATACGGAGGGAGTCGTTACTTATTAAAAACGACTCCTGACGTATCGTTCTCACAGACATTTGCGGAAGATGCATACGAAGTAAAGACTTTGCACGATCAAACAAAAATGTTTCAGGGAACAAGCATAACAAAAGCAAACCCTGCGGACTTTAGTTTTACAGTTCATCTAACAACTGAAAAAGATGAAACAATAGTAAAAAGTCTATTAACAGATTACGATTCTACAGAGGGGCAAACAAGAATTAATTCTTTTGACCTTTATATCGTAACTGGAGAAAGCACTTTTAAATTGAATGAATGTGTAATAACAGAAGGAAATTTCAATTTAGCGAAAGGTTCACCACTAAGTTTAGCTGTCTCAGGACAGGCACAAAAATTAGAAAGAGTAGGAAATGCTTCTTATTCACTCCCAGGTTCACTGGCGAGTGCTAGTTCGACAAGAACTCCCACCTTATCGCTTATTGATGTAGAAGTGAGTGGAAGTGATGTATCAAACATCATATCTGCTACATTGACTGTCCAGAATGAAATACAATGGACACCATATGAAACATTACATAGCAGTCTTTCAGTTACAAATGCTTCAAATGCAATGTATCCTTCTGGGTTTACTCTCGGAAGAAGAGTTGTTTCTGGTAATATAGTACAATATGTTACAAGCAATAATTCAAGTACAGTGCAAAGTTTTAATACTGACACAACAGTCCGTGTTAAAACAGTAGTAAACGGTAGCACCTTTTTAGATGCAAACTTAGCAAACTGTATGTTTACTAAAAGAACCAATACTA